GACTCGTAGCGCCCAGTTCAAGGTCTGCGGCTAGCTGATCCATTTCCTCCAAGGAGGGCACGCTCTTGAAGCCCTGCGCCTTCTTCTTCTCAGCCCAGTTGTTGTAGGACTGTTCGAGGACTTGGGCTTCTCTCTGCTGCTCCTGGTGGAGAGTGGCCTGCTGCTGCGCTTGAATGTAGGCGTCGAACTTCCGTTCCAGTGCTTCCTGGCGGGTATCGAACCGATACGCCAGATAGTTCACGGGATCGTTCGTGGGGTCCGGGGGCTGCTGTGGGTTCTGGTACTGCGGCTGCTGTGGCTGTCGCTGAGCCGGGGCCATAGGCTGTACGCCCTGGGCCGCCTCAAGTTGGGCGAGTTTTGCCCTCAACTGCGCGTTCTCTCGGCCTTGCCGGGACATGTCGCTGTTGTAGCGGCTTCCTAGGGCGAGGGCGTTACGAACCGAGTCGGGGTCTTCTTCGTCCATTGCAGCCTTGGCAAACTGCTGCGCTAGAGAGACTGGGATTTGTCGTTCCCGGCCTCCAATGATCCAACTAACCGTTTCTTCTGGTGCCGGGGCTTCGGAGGGCGGCTGCTCTTGCGAGGGCGGCTGCTCCGCCTGCGGCTCCTGCGGCGGCGGCTGATCTCCGCCTAGCAGGTGGGTGACATCTTCAGGCATTAGTTACCTCGATGATTGTTTGGGATCAAGGCCAGCACTAACCGAAGGGAGTTCGGTAACGCTGGCGGCTTTGTCGCCCATATCGTCAGTTTCGATGTACTTGCACGGGAAGCCCGTGGTGCTACGGTCCAGACTTCCGTCAATCGAGCCAATGCTGTGCGACTCGTTCACCATGTTGGTCGCAACGTTGTCGGTCGTGTTGTAGATCGGGCTAGGGATTTGGACCACCGTCCGCGACCGTTCCGCCAGACGGAACAACCAGTACATCTGTGTCATTGGAAGTGTTCACCATGTTCTCAAGTGGGTTTCTGGGAGACGACGTAGGGTTTGGACCACCGTCTCCGATATAGTCGGTCGTGGCGTTGGTGGTCGCATTTTGCGTCATGCTCGTGTAGCCGAGCATCGAGGCCGAAGCGTCGGTCGTTCCCCGGACATTGGGGCCGGTTCCTTCAAGCGTTCCTGACAGTCGAATCACTCCTTACTTGGAGAAGAACTTGTAGTTCGCGGTGATCGCAAGAGAGCCAGCGGTCCCGCCAGTAACCGTAACCGTAATCTTGGCGTTATCGTTCACAACGCAGTTGATAGGGCTAGAGAACGAGTAGACCCCACCGCCTACGGGAAGCGCCGATGTCGCCCCAAACTTTGCCAGAATCGTGGACCCGTCGTTCTTGGTTACCAGAACGTCAACCACCGTGATCGTGCCAAGGCACTTGATGAGGATGTCGGTGATTCTCTGACCAGTGTTCACACCGGCCCCGGTGAGGGTGATTACCCCACCATCGTTAAGGCCAGTATCAACTGTGGTGCATGAGTCTCCAGCCAGGTAATGCGCTACAGCCATTTATTCACCGCCTTACGCTGGTACAAGTGTGTACATAACGGACGCTGCCACGGTAGCTGCGGTAGCGCCCGTAAGCGTGAACGTGACAACCGCGTTGTCGTTAACAGCGCAGCAGATGGGGCCGGATAGGCTCCATACTGCTCCGCCAACTGGAAGGTCGGACGTTGCTCCCCATTTTGCAAGCACTGTGGTTGTATCGTTCTTGGTGACCGTTACATCCACGACTGTCAGGGCATGAATGGTCTTTACGCACACTTCCTTGATCATCTGCGCTCTGCCTGGGGCAGCGCCGACTAGCGTGATTGAGGTGCCGTCGCTCACGCCTTCCTTGGTGATAACGAAGGAATCACCGGACTGATAGGTTGTAGTGGATGCCACCTAGTTCAGCCTCAATTTTTAGGCTCCGCGCTCGACTTGCCCGTTTTTGACGTGCCGGGCCGCGTCGATTCGCTGTTAGAAGTCGGAGTGGGAGCCATTTCTAGTTTGTGGTCCGTGGGCTGCACCGGATTGATGCCAGCCATAGTCAATGCCTGCTGAACCTGCTCGAAGGACACCGAATTGGGAGAAACCTTCAACAGATCGCTCATGGCGACCAGAATCTTGTCTGGAGGCTCGACCGGAGGAGGCGGAGCCTGCGCCTGCATGGCCGCAACCTGATCGACGGTTTCAATCGTCTGCCGTACCAGGGTCGGGGACAGGCCCAGAGAGGTCAGATACATCGGGAGAAACGGCCTCATCTTCGGGTCCGTGAGAACCCCGCTTTGTATCGCAGCGGTGAGGTTCTGTCCCATCAGTTTGTCTTTCTCCAGAGCGTCTAAGTCCGCATCGACACGAACCGCTACGCCGGGCGGCAACTGGGAAACATCCTCTGCGATTGCTTCTTGCTCTCCGGTGGGCTGCTGAACCATGAATGTTCTCGGGCCAACGTAGTATTGGTTCATCACCTTCCATACAAGGGAGGCTAGATCGCCCCGATACCGATTGAGGCGCTTCAAGTGCATTCCGATACGGGTTGCCGCCGCCCTCTGCCGTGCTTGCACCTCGACACCGCTTGTGGGAGCGTTCGGAGATGTCCCGGTGGACACGTCGGAGACGCCCCCCATTCGCTCAAAGTCTCGGAGGTTGATTTCGTCCACCATTGAGTGCAGCTGGGCGTTGTATCCCTGAGGAGTGAGCCATCTAGCGCGGCCCGTGTACTGAACCGGGACCGGAAAGCCCTGCCCGGGTGCGTTTCCGCGCTGCGCGTAGGCCAGAGCCTCGGCGGGATACTCGAAATAGCCCATAGAAGTCATTCTCTGGGCGTCAAGGGCCTGCGCCATGTTCTTGTCGGCCACCATCTGAGCCGATTTCAGTAGAGCAACGTCCGAAAAGCCCCAAAACTTGCCCGGAACGTAGTAGTGGACGTACTCGGCAAACGGGAAAACGGTGTCCAAAGCGTAAGGATTCTCCCCGTCGTAGAGCAAAACCTCTCCCGCGTAGACGATGAGCCGCCCAAACGGGTACTGACGAGTGAAAACCTGGTTTTGGGTCACGTCGGAGGGAAGTTGGGTCTGCGCCATGTTCTCGGAGCCGCAATTAGGGCACGGGCTTGTTTGCGACATGGACCCGCAGTCCTGGCACTCGGCAACGTCCGTCTTGTTCGGGTTCACAACAAGCTCGGTGTCCTCAGAAACCGAGTCGTCCTTGATCCAAACGAAGGTTACGGTGGCCTTTCGATCCTTGAGTTTGCCATCTCCGAGCGCGATTTCCTGCCCGGGGGCGTAAATGATCTCGTCGTCGCTGCGGGCACGCTTGAACCCAGGCATGTTGATTGGCTGGGTCTTGTTTGCGTGAACCTTGTCACCCTTCTCGGGGAAAATGTCCTTGATAACCGATAGGTCGAGGTCTGGCTCCCAGACAACGTATCGGGAGTTGTGAATAGAGTCAGCGGAGGGGTCGGGAAAGAAGTCTCTGGGGTCAACGCGGTCGAGCCGAATCTTGTGTTCTCCGGTGAACTTGTCTCGTTCAGTCCGGCACATCGTGATTCCCTTGCCGCACACAGCCCCGTCCCAAAATGCTGCCTCGGCCAGGTCGTCCCATCGAAGTCGATTCAACTCATGTTCGGTCACTTGACTGATTTTGGCTCTCAGTTCAAGGGGCACGGCATCAGACAAAGGTTCTACGTGGATGGACGGAGTGGCGTCTAGGACAACGGCGCGTTTGTGGTCAACGGTGCGGAAAAGCCAGTTTCTAACAGTCTTGGCCTTCCAAGCGTCGGGGGCCATTTGCGTGTACGTGCGTGGTGTGGGCCAATGGTTAACGCCGAGCAGATAGTCTCGGTCGTTCTCGTAGTTGGCCGTGTATTTATTCGCAGGCCCGCGAGCCGTCTCGGCAAGCGCCTTGGCGATCTTGTAGCCTTCCTGCTCTGTGTCGTTAACAGGCTCGTCTAAGCCGACTCACCCCTCTCTAGTCCGGGTTTCAAACGCCCATCCACTCATGTTCTGCATGAGGAGACGCATAGGTCACCTTGTCGTACGGAATCTTCTTCGGAGGCGGATTCTCAGCGTTGACCGTGAGAGCAATACCAGTCGCAATCACGTGGTCGTCGTGGCATCCGTCAAGATGGTCGGGCCGGTTCTCTTCGTCTACGGAAATCATCGATAGCTCGTCACACAAGAGGGAGGAAGGGGTGAACTTCCCCTCTCGGAGAGCTTGCGCGATGGAGTCGAAAATCCGGCCCCTAGTTCCAACCGTGGTTCTCCAGCCCCAATTATCCATGTAGACGTTTCTTACCTTGTTCCACTCCTGGTACATATAGATATTGGGGTAGGCGAAGTTCTTCAGGACCGAGATGCAGGTTCCTCCGTGTTCCCCGTTGGTTTCTGGTACAACGAGTGCATAGTTGTAGTAGGAGGCAAGGGGCACCAAATGCTCTCGGGCGAATTGTTCCGGATCGTGAGTGTTAGAGCGCCAGACCGCGACTTCAGCCAGATCACGTCGATCCCAGACGGTAGCGACGGTGTAATCGCGTCCTCCCCCACCCCCAACGTCAACCCCAACGATATAGTCTCCCCCGGACCTAGGAGGACGGAATTGGGCCACGTTCCCTGCATCGTCGGTGGTGAAGGAATACCCGGAAATCGCATTCTTCTTTACCGACCCGTAGACCGGCTTGTCCGACCTTTGGCGGGCTTCTTCGATTTGCTTGGGCGAGAAGTACGGCCTCCCTGAGACTTGACCCCAGCGTCCGTAGACACGGGCTTCCCTTTCCCACTCCGTGTACCCGGCTTTGATCGTTTCGATTTCGTCATCTGAAAGAAATCCTCCAAGGGATGTCGAACAGTCATCCAACTGGAAAGAGAATGTACTGATACTCGGGTAGCGCCGGGTCTGCTCATTCCACAAATCCCGGTAGGCCCACGACAACCCCTGAAGAGGGGTGAAGGTCATAAATATCTTCAGTGGCCAGCCCGGTTTCCGTCGAGCATAGACTTCCGAGAAGATTTCCGACCCCGCTAGGCCCTTCGGCTCCTCGTCGAACCAAGCGGCCATGATCCCTGCGCCCTGAAACTTCTCTCTTCCCGCATCGGCAGACTTGAAGTGAATCTCCGACTTGTTCGGAAGGGTGACGATATTCTCCTGCTTGTAGAACTTGTAGCCCGGTGGCAAGAGAGACATCACCTTCTCCCTCATCACATGGCCAAGATTTCCATAGTCGAGTGAAATAGCCCATACAATGTTCGGTACCTCGTACTTCTCCTTGCGAATTGGGTTGTAGCCGGTTGCGAAGCACAAGAGTTCGTATGAACCCGCTGTCGTCTTGCCGCCACGGTTCGGCCCGGCCAACACACGGATCAAGTCCTTCGAGTCGTGGAACTTCTTCACGGCTGGGATACAACGGTAGGCG